CTACCCTTCAACAAACGTAAACTGTGCCGCGATGCGGCGGCGCCATGGGGTCGAAAACGGGCTTTCCAGCACGCCGTGCCCCGAATAGGCATGAATAAATGCAGGCCGCGCCCCGGCCTGCGAGACAATGCCAAGATGCTTTGCAACCGCCCCCTGACGCATCCGAAACAGGATCACCTGCCCCGGCACGAGTGCAGCGCTATCCGCCCGGCGCATATGCCGGGTTGCAGCCGCCAGCAGACGTTCTTCGCCTTGCGGTTCGGACCAATCGGGGGTGTAGGCGGGCACAGGTTCCGGTTCAGCGCCGAACACCTCGCGCCAGACCCCCCGCAACAACCCAAGGCAATCGGCGCCCACCCCTTTGACCGAGGCCTGATGCAGATAGGGTGTTCCAATCCAGCCACGCGCAGCAGTGACGATTTCCGCGCTCATCGACTCAGGCTCCCGCCTGATTTGGCCTGATCAGAACGTGGTACGCTTAACAACCAGTCATCACCGGGAATATCGGGGAACCCCTGATAGTTCAGGAAATTTGCGAATTTCTCTCGGCAGGTCGCGGCACGTTTGTCACATCCCGCGGTCAAACGCACCGTATCGCCAACCACCAAAGGCGCGGCAATCGGCGACCAAAGCGCGATTTGCCGCGCATCATCCACAATCGCATCCGATTTAATTGCCCCGCGCAGCCCATGTGCCGCCCCAGAGATGACTTCAAGCATCCCATGTTCAAACCAGCGCGCATTAAAAAGCGGCAGTCTTGGCAGTCGAAATGTCTGCCCGTCCGTTTCGGCAGCCAACGGAATCGTGATCATATAGGACGGATCATTGGTCTGAAACTGACAACGCGCATCACCCAGAACGGCGCTGCAGGTCTTGAGGTATGACCGGCCCTGCGGCTCATTGATCGCCTCTGTCAGACCCAACAGCTCTGCCTCGAACGCGCCGCCATGGCGCGTGATCTCGCCCAATTGGCCGCGAAATCGCATTTGACGGGCGGCGACATCATCCCAGCAGACCAACCAAACCGCAACCTCAGCGCCGTCATAGCGACCAGCCGCGATATCGGCCTCTGTGATCGCGTCCGAAGACAGCACCCCAATTGCGGCCGTATTATTGACCGACAGGCCAGCGCTGCTGGCCAATGCCCGCGCGCTCAGCCCGGCCTCTGGCGAGAAGGTGATACCCTCAAAGCTCAAGGCGCGATCATGGTCGGTAAACCCGATCACGCGGCCATCACGGCGGGTGACCGACCAGCAGTGGCAAACATGTGTGGCACCGGTTTGCAGGTGTTCAAACAGAGAAGAGGCGCTCATATCCGGACCTCCACCACAGGCACATTGGGCACTTCGCCTGCCTGAAAGCTGGAAACGGATGTCATGATCGCATCGACATCAAACCGGACGGGCACATCAAATTCAAACCCGGCACGGATGATCGCACCAACATCCGGCGCATCAACAAAGGTGATTTCGCCCTTGCTGTAATCGACCTCAAAATCAACACCCAGACGCTGGCGTGTGCCGCCAACCTCAACCCGAACAGACCCTTCAACAGGTTTTGTGATGGGGCGGGTATAAGTCGTTTCACCGGACCGGTAGTTCTTGCACAACTGAAAGACGGTTGTGACCTCATCGCCAGCCGCAATCCACTGATCAGAGGCCTCAATGGCGTAGGACGGACGACAGGATTGATAGTCGCTCCAGTCCTTCCAGCGGAACCCGATCAACTGGCCCTGCCGCGCTTCAAAAAACGCAATCAGCGTTTCGATGTCATCCAGCGACCGCAGGCCCATCCCAGCGTCATAGCGGCGGCGGGCATGGGACCAGGGCGTGTTGCGTTCCTCGAACCCATTGGCAAGCGTCACGATCTCGGTGCGGCGTTCGGGCCCGCCCAAAGCACCAAAACTTAGCGAGGCGGGAAATCTTACATCATGAAATGTCATTGGCTGCTCCTAGCGGTGGCGGTGGCTGCGGCCCAAGGCACGCGCCATCTGGGTGGCGATCTGGCCGCGACTGCGCTGAAAGCCCTGCACGTCAGGTGTATTGATGTTCATGTTCACAGTGACAGCACCGCCGCCGCCCGCCCCCTGCACACCCAACCGCCCATCAGCACCACGCGCCAGGGGCATAATCGCCTCTGGTCCCGCTTCACCCATAAGGCCAGTGCCGCCGCGCATTGGGAATGTCGTGGGGCTGCTGACCACCCCACCTTTGGCAAAAGGCATGACGCGACCCTGCGAGAACGACCCTCCATCGGCAAAGGGCATCAGCCCAGAGACGGCGGCATTCAAACCATCCGCCAGCAAGCCGCCAAAATGGTCCGTGACCGGGTTGATGGCGGCAGAATAGGCGGTGCTGACCATGCTTTGGGCCAAACCACCCAGGACATCCGACAGGGCGCGCCCATCCAGCACCAACCCGTCAAAAGCACTGCGCAGCCCGCGCGAAAACCCACGTTCCAGATTGCCCAGGTCACGTGTCGTCTCGGCCAGACTGCCCTGCATATCGCGCAGCTGATCGGAAAACGCCGATGTCATCGCGGCAGTATCGCCCAACGTCTGTTCCAGCGCTGACACATCGCTTTCCAGCGCGTCCAGCTTGTCGATCTCATCCATTTGCATCGTCCTTCATCTGGTCAGGGAAATCGCGCAGCAGCGTATCCAACTGATCACGCGCCATGGGCGCCGCCGCGCGGGTCTCACCCAGCATCATTTGCAGCTCTGCGGGGGTCAGCGCCCAGAATTCCGCCGGCCGCAGACGCAAGCCGTGTAGGCCTGCATGCATCAATCCGCGCCAATCGAGGCCCGTCATGGCGGCGGCGCAAAGGCACGGGCAAGCATCAAGGCGGCAGCCTTTGCCGCCGCCACAGGCCCCCCCGCGATCTCGGCTGTCATCAGGTCAGTCGCGGTGCCCTGCCAGCCGCCGCCGCGCAACCCTGCCACGACCACGGCCAGCACATCCGCACTGGAAAAGTCGGCGCCTTCAAACCGGCGGATCAGGTCCACAATCGACCCTTCGCCCAGGCCGGACTCAAGCTCTGCCATGGAGCCAAGCGTCAGCTTGCAACAATGGCTTTGCCCATCAATCACGACGCTCACTTCACCGGCCCACGGGTTCGCCATCAGATCAGCGCCACAAAGGTCAGCTCACCCGCAGAGGCCAGCGACAGTTCATATGTCGCCTCGCCGTTGTGCGACCCCGCATATTCGATTGATGTGATCTGAAACGCACCCTCAAGCGTGCCGAAGCCCGGCACAATCACCTGGAAATCCGGTGTTTCGCCATCAAAGAAGATCTGGCGCGCGCGCTCATCTGTATCTTCATCCTTGAACACCCCAGAGCCCGAAATGCTCGCGGTTTTCACACCAGCCCCGCCCAGCAACTGCCGCCAGCCGCCCGTGCTTTCCAGCGAGGTCACATCAACCGTTTCCGCATTGAGACTGATCCGCGTCGCACGCAGGCCTGCCGCCGTTTCAAACAGCCCATTGCCGGTCATATCGATCTTGACCAAAAGGTCCTTGCCATTTTGTGCAGCCATCAGGCTTACTCCTTGAATAGATTTGGTGAATTACGTGTCATCCGCCACGCGGGCACGGAAAATGAGGTTGATCTGGCGCATGGCCCCGGTGCCGATCCGGGCCGCTTTGGCCTTGTAGAAGTTCAGCGAAACAAGGGATCCCCGGTCCAGCGTCAGAGGCGCATCAACTAAGGCATCGCTCACCGCAGCAGCAGCGGCTTTGGCGGTGGCAAACCCGGCACTTTCGGTCAAAACGGACACGGTAAAGCTATGTTGCGCCCCGCCGCCGGTCTTGTCGGAGGCATCGCGCACATCTTCCGCGCCCAGCACCACATAAAGTGGCGGCAGCGTGCCCGAGGGCAGCGCATCATAGATCGCATCGCCAACAAGCGCATCCAATGTAGGATCATCCGCAAGGCGTTGGTAAACAGCCGATTGCAAGGCCGCAGCAACAGCATAGCTCATGATGCGATCTCCTCTTCGGCATGACAGGTCAGGAACTGCGCCTCGACGCCCCTTTCCGCCACGGCATTGATGTGAAACAGGCGCGCGCCATCACGAAACCGCTGACCGGCTGTTGGACGGGACGCGGCACCATAGGGGGCGGCACGTACCGTAATCCGGTAAGGCACGCGGGAAATCGTCGCTGAAGATGCGGCAACCTCGCGCCCTGACCCAGCTTTCAGCTCGGCCCAAAGGACGCCCAAAGGCTGCCAATCGCGGGTGTAACCACCGGCCCCATCGGTCGTCTTGATCGGAGCCTCCAGCACCAACGAGCGGTTCAACCGGGGGGCGTTCATGTGCGGCCCCCCATGAACAGGCGCACGGTGCGGTAGCGCTCGATCAGGCTTTGCACGCCCATCGGCATCGCATGTGTGTTGCACGTGGCATCGTGACGATATTCATAGAAATGCGCACCCAGCAGCATGACAGCCTGCGCCAGATCGGCAGGCAGATCGGTCCATTCGGGCCCATAGCCCGCCAGCAGCCCGATCTTGACCGAACCACCGTTTGGAACGCCGGGCAGGCTAGTGCCAGCGGCCAGCAGCGCGGGGCGTTGTATATCCGGCTCAAGCGTCCAGCGGCTGTCATCAACGATCGCCTCAACACCCTGCATATCCGTCATGATCACGGCACCGACGGCACTGACAGGGGCAATCGGTAACGGCTGCCGGCGCGTATCGCGCCAGGCGGTCAGGGTCCAGCTGAACTCGCGTTCCAACAGGACCTTACCGGTGCGCGCTTCAATCGCTGCCATGCTGGCCCGCAGATAGCTTTCCAGCACCGCATCCTGAACTCCATCGTCGGAAAACCCCGATCCAAGGCGCAAATGGTCTTTGAATTCAGCGACCGGAAGTGCAGACAGGGGCACAGTGGTCTCTTCGACTAACATCATGGAATTACTCCGAAAATCACGTGGCCAACTGGTTGGCAAATAGGGCCCGGATGCGCATGCCCCCCGCATTGCTCGGACGGAAGGGAATAGCTAGACAATGCGAAGGATTGCCTGATGCGCATCCGGGGAGGGCACGCCCCAACAGGGCCGTACCCGATCACGGCAAAGCGTTAGCTTGCCGAGAACTGCATTAATTTGATCGCTGCAAAGTCGCTGACTGCACCGCCCACACGCTTGGTTGCATAGAACAGCACATGTGGCTTGGCCGAGAATGGGTCGCGCAACACGCGCAGATCCGGGCGTTCGGCCACGGTGTAGCCCGCGCTGAAATCACCAAACGCAATCGACAAGCTGTCGTTGGCGATGTCGGGCATGTCTTCGCAGATCATCACGCGGTAGCCCATCAGGCGGGCCGGCTCACCCTCGGCAATGCCGTCGAGCCAGACAAAACGACCATCGTTGTCTTTGAGCTTGCGGATGTGACCTGCGGTGCGCGAATTCATGACGAATGTTGCATTGGCGCGGTATTCCGCACCCAGCGCATAGACAAGATCGACGATTGGATCTGCGCGGGTAATACCGCCGGCAGTTTCGGATACGACATAGCCAAGGTTGCCCCAGGACCAGGACAGATCATCAACCGTTGGGTAGGTCAGCAGGCCTGTGGGCTTGTCGACGCCGTCGCCGTTGATGAACGCATCAGCCTCCGAGCGGGCAAACTTGTCGGCGATGCGGCCAGCCAGCCAGCCTTCAATGTCAAAGGCGCTGTCATCCAGCAGGCGCTGGGATGCCTTGGGCAGTGCAGAAAGCTCGTGCAATGGGATGCTGATCCGCTCAATCTGGGGTGTGTCAGTTTCGGTAACGGCACCGGCCTCGGTCGCCCAGCCCGCACCCATTTCGGAATGATCAATCAGCACGTCATAGGATGTCGCATCGACGTTCACGACGCTGGCGATCGCCCGGATCGACGCCGTAGAGGACAGCGTGCTTTGGATCGCATCAGATGTCTGCGGGTCAACCAGATAACCACCATCAGCGGCCACCGCAGTGCCCAGGGCCTTGCCTTCCAGTTCCAGCCCGCGCAACCCCTCGTCATCGCCAGAGCGCAGGTAAGCAGCAAAGGCCTTTTGGTGCGGTGCATCCTCGGCAGCCGCCTGTGCCAGCGCGGGGCGGGCATTGATCATTGTCTTACGGTCCAGCTTGTTCATCCGGTCATCCTGTTTTTGAAGTTTGGCAGTCACGCCGTGGGAAAAATCTTTGAAGTCGGCCATGAACCCGGTCATCGCCGTGTTCAGTGCCTGGGCGGGAGACACATCTTCCCCGGCCCGAGACTTTGTCTCAGTTACATCCATCACTTGATCCTTTTCTGGAAGTTCGGGGCGGGGTTAGTCCCGCGCCATCATTTGGCGCGCACCCTCGAAGGCGGCAGCCATCTCGCGCAGTGCCTGTGCCGCAGGATCATCGCCCTTGGCCCCCACACGCGCATCGGGAAGCATCGGGAATGTCACCAAAGACACCTCCCATAGCTCAAGCTCTGACAATAGCCTCCCACCCTTGTCGTTCTTGCGGGCCTTCACGGTGCGGTATCCGATGGACAGCCCGTCAATGGCCTTGGCCGCAATCAGCGATGCCGCTTCGCGACCCTTAGCCACATCCGTCAGCAGACGGCCTTTAACCCAAAGCCCCTTGTCATCTTCTTGCACCTCGTCCCAGACGCCAATCGGTTGGGCCGGGTCATGTTGCCACAGCATCTTGATGCCGCGACCCTTGGCCAGTGACGCGCCATAGGCACCCCGTTCAACGGTATCGCCACCTTGATCGGCGGCACCAAACAGGGACGCATAGCCGCTGATCGTCGTACCGTCAGTCACCGTCACCTCGGCCCCCAACGTGCAAAATTTATGTTCCAAATTCATCCTGTTCTCCCAGCAAGCGCGCCTACAATTTCCAAAACGAGCACCCCGGCACAGCCACAGACGATCAACCAGATCTGCCATTCCAGCCGCGACACCATGCATTCGATCCGGCCCAGACGCACATCAACCTGGGCGAACCAGAAGTCAGACACAGGTGGTGGTGTGTCCGCGCGCGGCTGACCTGTGATATCGACAATCTTACTGCCCATCACCGACCTCCAGCGTTGGCAGGCCCAGCAAAGATCGCTTTTCCGCATCCGTCAAAAATGCAGCCTCCGACACACGCCGCCACTGCGCGTCACGCTCTGCCGAAAGTGCGGGGATCTGGTCCAGATCGGGCCGCAAATCGACCCGTTCATCCGCATAGTCCGACAACCAGTCAGCAAGTGCAGACATGACACGTGTCGCCAGTGGCAGCACCGTCAGGCGATAGAAGGCGCGGTTCGCCTCTTGATAATTCGCATAGGTTGCGTCGCCGGGAATACCCAGCAGCATCGGCGGCACACCAAATGCCACGGAAATCTCGCGCGCGGCGGCCTCTTTGGTCTTTTGGAATTCCATGTCCGAGGGTGAGAACCCCATCGGTTTCCAATCAAGCCCCCCTTCAAGTAGCATTGGGCGACCTGCGTTGCGGGCCCCTTGGTGCTGCGTTTCCATCTCACCCAGCAGGCGGTCATATTGGTCGGCGCTCAACGAAGACTGACCGTCAGCCCCCTTGTAGACAATCGCACCAGAGGGGCGCGCGGCGTTGTCCAACAAGGCCTTAGACCAGCGCGACGCGGCATTGTGCACATCAATCGCAGCGGCGGCGGCCTGAATGGCAGAGAACCCATAGTGATCGTCTTGCGGATGAAAGCTCTTGATATGGCAGATGGGGCTATGCCCCTCAGTGATGGCAAAGCGATGCTTGCGCCCGTTCACCTGATACGCATACCCAGCAGGCCAGCCATCAGCGCCGGGGACAACGGACATTCTGTCAGAGCGCAACACATGCAACTCAACCGGCAGACCCTCATCCGCGACGGCCTCAACATAGCCATTGCCAGTCAGCAGAACCTGCCCAAACAGCGCCTCAAGCAGTTCGGCACGGCCCTGCCCACCATTGGGGCGCGCCATCAACGCCTGCACCGGATGGGTGTCATAACGGCGGTCAGCGTCCTGCACGACCATTGGCAGGGACGCTGCGGCCTCTGCAATCATCTTGACGGCGCGAAAGCCGATGGGATTGCCGGTAAAACCGGCCTTGGTCAGTGACACAACATCGCGTGGCGACCAGGCCACGCGACCGGCACCGGACATCGCCATCACGCGACCCGTGGCCGAGGCTTTGGCCTCAATCACAGGTGCCTTTGGCTGCGTACGGGTCAAAAAATCAAACATTCAAAACTCCTCGTGCCGGTCGGGGGTGACCGTCTGCAGTTCACGAAAAACAATTTCGCTTAAAGGGCTTAGAGAAAGGTTGGGGCTGCGCGCGGCACCGCGCGCAACACCCTCAAAGACCGCGTATAGTGGGGTTTCGCCATGTTTTGGCCGGCTCAAGCAGCAGGTCATACAAGGCCCACACCAGCGCATCGACGCGGTCTGGCGATCCCTTGCCCGCAAACCCGCGTGTGGACATCAGCGCCATCTGATCTTCCAAAGCAGCCAACCCGCGCAAATGGGTGACACGGCCTTGTTCATAGAGTGCCGCCGCCGGTTCAGCGCGCGCGACCTTGCCTTTGGCCGCATGCACCGACCGGTAAGGGACCAGCGGATCAACACCGCGGATCACGGTCTCAACCATATCACCGCCCTGATTGACCTCTGCGATCAGGCGGTCGGCATTGTGCCGATGAAATGCTGCCACAGCCGCCTCTGCCCATTGCGTAGGGCGTGACGCGGACACACTGGCATCTTCCAGCACAATAGCCTGCCAATCCTGCACCGGACCTTTCATCGTGACACCAGCCACGATGATGCCGCAGTCATCCGTTCCCGCGTGAGAGCCCGCAGGTGGATCAACGGCCACCACAATGCGGTCACAAGCGGGCGCCTCAGCCACCTGACAACGCGCCAGGTCGTCCGCCGACCACAGCGCGCCCTCAACGTCCCGTAACATCACGCCGTCCATTTCCTGCCGCCCCAGCGACGTGCCGCCGTAGCGCGCCTCGATTTCCGCAAGAAAGCTGGCAGCCAGATTGGCCCGGTTTGCCTGTGTCGGTGCATGGGTCACAACGGTCCCGGCACGCTCCAGCAAATCCCGAAGCATCTCTGACCGGCGCGGGGTCGTTGTCACACAAGCGCGCGGGGCATCCCCCAACCGCAACCCAAACTGCAACATATCCCAGGTATCCGCAGCCTTGGGCCACTTTGCCAATTCATCCGCCCAGGCCGCATCAAACTGCGGTCCGCGCAGGCTTTCGGGATCATAGGCAGAAAAAAGTTGCGCCTGCGCCCCGTTGGGCCAGACCAGCAACTTGCGCCCAGCCACCCATTCCGGGCGGCGGTCAGGTGGGCAAATCGATAGAATGCCACTGTCACCAAACACCATGACCTCGCGGGCCTGATCCATGGTTTCCCCCACCAGTGCCACCCGGCGGGCACGGCCCGGGGCATGGGGCGTTGGTCCTTCAATCATGCAGCGGACCCACTCAGCGCCGGCGCGGGTCTTGCCCGCGCCGCGCCCTCCCAGAATGACCCAGGACCGCCAATCGCCCTCGGGCGGCACCTGATGCGGCATCGCCCAGAACTCGAACAGATAGGGCAACGCCTCCAGCTGCTTATCGGTCAGGTCGGACAAAAACGCCTTCTGCGTCGAGGCTCTCTCGGATGCGATCAAGTTGGCACCCGATTTCAGCCCGGATCGCGTCATAGTCAACGGCTTCGCCGTCTTCGATATTTCCAATTTTTGCAT